ATTGCTATTACATCAACAGAATCCCCAGAAGTATACACCGAACTTACATCAATAAGATGCGTTGGCGTTGAATATTGATAAATTCTAGCATTACCTGAATCAACATAATACATTTTTAAATCATCGCTTTTAAAAAATATGGCTTGTCCAGTTGATCCCTGACTATTTACAGAAAAAGAAATGTTATCATATGATGCTGTGGATATATCCCAAGCCGTAGATAATGAATATTGATAAACAGAATCTTCAGAAGAAGGAGATAAAAATGTTCCCAATATAAACATTTTCTTTCCATCAGAAGTAAATTTTACATCTAAAGGACTATCATAAGGCTGTGAACTTAAATCTAAGGTTTGAGAGTATGAAGCTGTAGAAATATCCCATGCTGTGGACAACGTAAATTCAAATGCAGAAGTATTTAAAACTCCCGTTATAAAAACTTTTGTCCCGTCTGGCTTGAAAAATAACCCGCTTGGAGATGTATCAAAGATACTAACCGAAAAAGTTACTTCCGCAGCAGCCGTAGAAATATCCCATGCTGTTGATAAAGTGCGCTCACTAATCACAGCAGTTCTAACACTATAAAGTTTTGTTCCATCTGATTTAAAGAATAAATTATTTGGATTAGAACCCATTCCTGTCAATGTTTGTACAAGTGATGCAGTAGATAAATCCCAAGCTGTACTTAGACTAAACTCATCAACATTATCATCAGTTGTTCCAGTTATATAAAGTCTAGTTCCATCTGGTTTAAAAAATAAACCGCTTGGAGTAGCATCTTGTGCAGAAATGTCTAATGCAATAGAATCATAACTTGCATTAGAAAGATTAGAACTTGCTTCAGTAATAGAGTTATATAGCCAGAAATCTAAGCCAACTTCAGTATCAAACTCACAGAGTTGCAAGTTACCATCTGAGTCATACACATTAGCAAATATACGATCCTCAATAGCGCAAACAGAACCAAAGGTTCCAGCCGTTGTTACTCTGGTCCAAGCCGCTCTGCGCTCCGCTCTGTTCGAAGTAAACAAGACCATTTCACCATTAGTCATGGTAAATGCAGCATAAGAATCTGGCAAACCAAAACCACTGTGCGCAACAGCAGCATACTTTGGAGTATTAATTAAATGAGAGGCAATCGTAGAAATAGCAACAGAGCTATACGCATCCTCTGCATCGGTATAAAGATACTCGCGTATAATCTTGCCGTTTAACTCACAAAATATTGTAGCCCCATCAATTTCAACTGGCTTTACAAACTCAGTGCCAAATGGTGTTTGCTTTCTAATCTGGGCATTTGTTGGCGTGATTGCTTGGTTAAGATACGTTGGCACATAGAGTTCGCTTGACGCGGTAAACACTTGCAAGTCACGATTGGAAATCAAATACCGTATTTCATTCACATCGCCTGTTGCTGCAATAAGATTGATAGAATCCGCATCAGCAGCCTCACCAACATCAAAGTTAAAGTATTCCCCAATCTTACTAAACCAAAGTGCATCAGGTTCAGCTATTGTACCACCGTAAACCAATCTGTTTTCATGGAAGGTAACAGCAGCAGGGTATCCTCGTTTTGCTGAGAATGATTGCTCATCCCAATTTGCTGTAGGTGAATGCGTTGTAATTGTTACATAACCACCACCATCCGCAGCAGAAGATGCCGATCCACCCGCAGTAAATGTAAAGGTGTTTTCGTCAATAATACCATTTACAGTTCGAGCGCCATTTAATTGACCAGTATTAATACCACCAACAGAAGAAGCATTTGATATAGTAATACTTTCGCCACCAGAAAAACCATGAGCCAACATAGTAACTTCTACAGTTGCACTGCCATCAATAGTACGAAGTGGATTCAAAACAGATAACCGCGTTGATAATTCATCAACAACATCGCCAGTTGCTTGAGTAGCAGATTGAACACTGGTTATTGTAATTTCATTCCCACTATATCTTACCGTTACTCCAACGTGCAAAGAGTCCAAATAATTTCCAGCAGTTTGTGTCCCTGTGGTATCCCAATAAGCAGTGCTGGTTGTTAATGTAATTCCAGTGCCAGTTGTTGCACTAGGATCAAGTGTTACCCCTTGACTTTGAAACTTAGAGTAAGGCTGAAACGTAACGCTGTTATCTAGTCGCTGATCAAAGGTGTAAGTGCTAAGTTCAAATGTTGTAAGGCTCGTTCTTGTTAGCAGTCTAGGTGCAAACAATGGATGGCATATCCACATGACATCGCCGCGCTGCGTTGCTGTATATTGTTTTAAGTAATCTTCATCGAATGGCAAAGCGGCTGCGCTCGTATCTTGAGTAAGAGTAGCTACAAGACTTACTGTGCCATCTGTTAAAAGTCGAAAGCATCTTACCCTTAAATGCTCTACAGATATAATATACTCTTCATTCTGATCAAAAACAAAAGGGAACAAATGAGATTGTTCTTCTTTGTTTATATAATCAAGCGTAGCGGTAACACCAACTTTTAAGTTAAAGTTTGTGGGTGCGGTGTTTATCGAAACAGCAGTTACAGTCTTGAAGGATTTAGTGCTTGTATAACTAAGAACACTACTACCATCATCTAATTCAATAACTTCTGTTTGAGCTAATCCATATATATCTGTACCTGTAATTGTTACATCAAGAAGTCCAGCAGGGGGACCAAATCCAGGAGCAGCATTGTTTTCAATATAAAATGTAATAAATCTTCCAGCGTCACCAAAAGAAGCTACACCTCCAGAAACAAAAACCCCATCTAATGGCATGTTTGTTGTTGATCCGTCATTTGTAAATAAAAGGGTAATACCATCGTCATCGGCAGTGCCAGTGCCATCAGAAGCAACATATCTTAATCCATAGTCATAGATATGTTTTAGGCCGTATCTTTTTTTCAAAGAGCCTTCCGCAGTAACCACCATGTTCTCTACGCGCTGCGCGGATGCAGGATACACCGCAGTATCAGTTCTCATTACTAATGAATCACTGACTTCTCCAAACTGAAAGCTGTTCTGAGCAACTCTAACTTTTTGCATCAACTACGCCTTTCAGCAATAAACCTCGATGTGTGGAGTTTTCTGGTGGTCTGTTGTTGTGAATCCAGACGCCTTGCCTTTATAAGTTGGCGCTCTGCCTTTTCCTCAAAAGCAGTTGCCAATGAAGCATCCCTAGCAACAGACATAGCAAGCATTGAAGCAACAGATAGCTCAACACCAGTAATAAAATAAGAAGGCCAGTTAGCCTCATCCGCTCTAAAGATATAATCAGCAATCACAGTATCAGTTGTTGTTGCATCACAAAACGCATTGCCTTCATAAATATCATATTCAATTGGCAGGTCTTGGATTGTAATGACTGAAATCATCAAAGAGTCTGCTGGCAGCGCATAAGAAGCATCCCAGCGTGTTAAAGGTGCAGTGCCATTTCTGGTAAGCTGCGCTTGTTTAGATGCAAACCTCCATCTTGTGCTGGTCAAAAGACCCTGAGCAATATCCTCATATACAGCATTAGCAACCGTTGCCTCGGCAGTAGAGTCACTAAATGAAGAAATAGCATCACCGCCAATCAGGAGGGATGCTCTCGAACAAATTAATAATGGTGTGTTTGCTATCGTTGGCATGGCAGTATGGGGGCCGAAGCCCCCATTCCCTTATTAGTCGCCGTCTGTTTCTGCAACAGCCGTACCATCAGATACGTCAACCACAGTACCAGTATTCGACAAAACAGTGACAAAGTTTGTAGTCGGAGCGTTTGTATCACGGACAACAATCAAATCACGAACAGCAAGCATATTTGCTGCGTTATTGAAATAACCCGCTGTATTTACATCTGCGATAGGATCAGCAGATGTGTACATCCAAAGACTACCGTTTGAGTCACCACCAACGCGAGTTAGTCCACTTGCACTAAAAGCCATTTTCTAACTCCTTAGTTATTGTCTAGGACTTCAAAGACACCATCGTCATCAATAACGACAGCACCCATTGACATCATAGAGGTTGCAAGATGTGAAACTTTTTCTGGAACATAGTTAACTTCTGTCTGAACGTCAGAGTTAATACCAAGTCCAACGGCAGTTGTGTGGTATGCAAAGTTCTTACCACCAGCAACAGCAGACGTTGAGAAAATCTTGAAGCCCAAGAACTCTTTCATTGTCATGCCGCCAGCATATGGCAGGTTTTGCGGTCCAACAAAGTCAGAAGATGCAAACTCGTTGATTCCATACAAGTCAGCAAAACCAGCAGGAGACATAGCAAGATAGCGCTGTCCGTCTTCTGGAATATCTTCATTGCCGAATGTTTCAAACAATGACAACAGGTCTGCTTTTTCAAGAGCAGATGAAGTGTCATGAATTTGAGTGGCGTTAGCACCAGCATCCATAGCTGTTGTAATCAATTCATCAGTCTTACGACCAAGAGCAGCAGCAGCAGACTGCGCTACAGCTTGACGCTCGTTGATGTTGATTTTCAATTCATCCAGCTTGTCAATGTACTCCGCAGCGTAATGATCTGTCATCGTTGCTTCCACATTTGTGTGCGCAAGGTCCATAGGTGTTACGTTACCATTGCGTGATTTAGTGCTTGCAGTACCTTTACCAATTACTTGGAAACGAGCAACTGAGCCAGTTACGTTCGAAGAGCGAACAGTGTTACGGAATTTGGAACCCATACGCTGATACGCCATGTGAACTTCTGTCTCAAACTGCTTGATAAAGGCTTGGTCAATTGTATTAGCCATTTATACAGTCCTTATGAGGTTACAGATTTATCGTCGGGTGTCCGCTCTCTCACGTCAGCAAGGGTATCCTTTCGGGCCTTTCAGTGCATTACGGGCCGTGATGCGCCATCGTAAACACTTTTTCTATTGGGATTGCAACGCACAAACTCAACATACTTGTGCGAATTGCTTTCTATTACACCAACTACCTCAAAACCAAGCCATGTTGCCCACTGCACCATAAACTCATAATCAGACAAAATTGTCATAGACATCATGTCTTGAGTCTTATCAAAGAAGTTGACCAGCATTTTTGAGCCACGCGCTATTGGCACGAAGTGATCCGCAAAGTCTTTAGAGAACATGGAGAACATTTGCGGAAAGTCTTGATCTTCATTGTACCAAAGACCACCCACCATTAGAAATGACTCGCCTTCCTTACGCGCTAGATAACATTCAGAGGATTCATACATTTCAATCAGAGCTTCTTCTATATCCAGATGCCCTAGAAGTTTTAGCTCTCGCTTGTTTTCTTGGCTAAGGTTTAAAAAAACCTCTTCTATGTGGTGAGGCAGAAAAGGGGTAAGGTAATACTTGCCCCTTTGCAGAATCTTAACCTCATTTGTATATTTGCTGGAAGCCATCTGTGACTTGCTTGATGAAGTGTGGATCGCGGTCTTTCCAATATCTTGGGTCATTCATCATCTCCCTGAGTTCTTTTTCGCTGGTTCCTGCTACTGCCTGAGTATTCCCAGCAAACGAACCATCCTTCATAGCTTCCATAATAGCTTCCAATGCAATGATACCCTCATGAGATTCACACATTCTTTCTATTGCTGGAAGTGCTGCCTCTGGAAAAAACTTATTAGCAAACAAAGATGCGGCCTCAATACGCTGATCTGCATTGTCACCCAGCATTTTTGCCTCTGCCTCAATGTCAGGCATTGAGCCATTCATGGCTTCGGCATACATAGCAATGCCCTGCTCAAACTCTTCCTGAGAGTATCCATTCTCAAAAGAATGCTCTGCCCACCAAGATAGCAGCTTATTATCTACAGCAGAAGATTCATCTATGGAGTCTGGAAGCTGATAATCACCAGCGCTTTCTGGTCTGTCGCTAAATGCTTCTGACTGTATCTCTTCCATAATTCTATTGCGGATGTCTTCTTCTTTAGTGCCAAGTTTGGATTCAAGCTCCTTGTATGCTTTGGCTAAATCTTCTCCGCTATTGTATTTCTCTGGCAACCATTCTGGTCTTGAGGGGGCTGCTGCTTGCTCAACGTCTTCCTGAGTTACAAAATCGCGCCCATCGGCTTCTGCTACCTGTGCTGCTTCTTCACTCA